GTGATGCAGCCACTGACAATGTTGTCTTTGGTGCTGATGTAAACTCAAGCATTATTCCTAACACAGATGATACATACGATTTAGGTTCTACTGGTCAAGAGTGGCGTGACTTGTTTGTTGATGGTACAGCTTACCTAGATGCTATTAACTTTAATGGTACAGCTATTTCATCTACTGCTGCTGAACTTAATCTTTTGGATGGCGTAACAGCTACAACAACTGAGCTTAACTTAATTGCTGGCGTAACAGCTACAACAGCAGAACTTAATATCTTAGATGGTGTTACATCTACTGCAGCAGAGCTAAACATTCTTGATGTAAGTAATAGTACAATAGGCGATCTAGCTGAGATTAGTTCTATTGCTAGTGATGACGTTTTACTGGCACTTGATACCTCTGGTGGTGGCATAAAGAAAGTTGCTAGAAGCACACTTGTATCTGGCCTTGCTACCTCATCTGCTATCTCTAATGTTGTAGAGGATACCAGCCCACAACTAGGTGGTTCTTTAGATGTACAAACAAATTCTATTGTATCTACATCAAACAGAAACATTGCAATAACTCCTAACGGTTCAGGCGTAGTTAATCTTGATGGGGTAGAAATCAGTGACGGTATTGTTGGTATTAAAACAGGTACAGGCAATGTTGCTAAAGTTTTATTTTATTGTGAATCTGGCAATGCCCACGCACAAACACTTCAAGCACAACCACACTCAGCAGGAGCCTCTGATGTTTTAGTACTGCCTACTGGTGGTAACTCTACATTAGTTTCTCGTATATCTACAGACACACTTACAAACAAAACACTTACTACCCCAGTACTCACTACCCCTATTGCAAATGCAGGGGTTCAGCTAAAGAATGGTGCTACGTCAGCAGGGTTCCTTGAGTTCTTTGAAGACTCAGACAATGGATCAAATAAAGTAACACTGATTGGTCCTGCATCTACTGCAGATATTACCTTGACTCTTCCTAATGCTGCTGGTACTATTGCAACTACTGCAGTCGTAACAACTACAGCAACTACTATAGCACAAGACGAAGCAACAGCTTTAGCAATCGCCCTTGGATAAGGAAACAAATTAATGGCAAATACCTTTAAGACAATCACAAGGGATGTAGCACCAGCTAGTGCAGGAACCCCTGAAACAATATACACTACTCAATCAAGTACTAGGGCTGTTATCTTAGGACTTACTCTGGCTAACGTACACACGGCACAAGTAACTGCAAGTGTTACTTTAGTTAGTACAACTACACAAACAAGTCAAACACAAAACACTACAGCACACATTATTAAAGATGCAGCTATACCAGTAGGGTCTTCACTGTCTGTACTAGACGGTAAGATTGTTGTTAATGCTGGTGACATTATTAAAGTAGACTGTAGTGTAGCAGATAAAGTCTCAGTAATTATGAGCTACATGGAGATTGACAGCTAATGGCAGGTTATATTGGTAATCAAGCACAGATCAGGTCAGGGCTTAGTGCAACTATTGATGAGCTTAATATCATTGACGGTGTTACGGCTACCACTGCTGAGTTAAACTACAATGATACAGGTGCTGCAGTAGGAACTGTTGTAGCCAGTAAGACTGTAACTGCAGATGCAAATAAAGATGTAGCTAGTCTCCGTAATGTAACTCTTACAGGAACAATAAGCACAACAGGCAAGGTAGCTTTACCAGCCACACTTGGTTCTGCAAATCAGGTTCTTACAGTCAATAGTGGCGCAAGCGCTGCTGCATGGGCCAGCCCAGCAGTAGGTTTTGCTCACACGATTAACAGCGGAAATCCAGCATACAACAGTAACCCATCAGCCATAGGCCATATGTGGATTAATACTACAAGCGGAGAAGCATTTATTTGCACGGACGCCACGAATAATGACAACATTTGGGTTTCTCTTGGAGTTGGAGCTACATCCGCTATAACTAGTTTTTCTGTAACTGGCGGTACTATTACTACTTCTGGTAGTTACACTATACACACGTTCTTATCATCTGCTAATTTTATAGTGACTACAAATACCGCAAAAAATATGGAATACTTAATTATTGCTGGTGGTGGTGGCGGTGGCGGTAAGGGTGGCGGTGGCGGTGGCGCTGGTGGCTTGCTAACAAATATTGGCGGCAGCGCAATGTCTATTAGTTCAGCAACGTACAGTGTTGTTGTTGGTGCTGGCGGTGCTGGGGGTAGTGGCGAAAATGTTGGCACAAACGGCGCTTCATCTTCGTTTAACTCTATATCAACAACTGGGGGTGGCGGCGGTGGACGCTGGAATAATATTGACGGACTTGACGGCGGCTCTGGCGGCGGTGGCGGCAAAGATGGTGGTGATGGCGGTTCCGCTGTAAGCGGCCAAGGAAATACTGGTGGCACCTCTACAGGCGCTGGCTTCTATGGTGCTGCTGGCGGGGGCGGCGCTGGCGCTGTGGGTGGCTCTGGCATTGCGTCTGAAGGGGGAGGTGCTGGTGGAGCAGGGGTTGCATCATCAATAACGGGAACATCAGTTAATTACGCTGGTGGCGGCGGGGGTAGTACAAATTCAGATGCCTCAGATAATAATAACGGTGCTGGCGGCTCTGGCGGTGGCGGCAATGCTGGAGCAAATGATCTTGCAGCTCAAAATGGCACCGCAAATACTGGAGGTGGCGCTGGGGGTGGTGGTTTTACTGGAAACATCCTTGGCGGTAATGGCGGCTCAGGCATCGTTATTATCCGCTATTTGACATAAGGAGATTAGATATGACTAGAGCAAGAGACACAGCAACGAACAGTCACGTTACAACAGCGTAGGATTAATTATGGCACATTATGCAAAAGTAAAGAATGGGATTGTTACAAGCGTGATTGTAGCAGAGCAAGATTTTATTGACACTCAGGAAGGCACTTGGGTTCAAACATCATACAACACAACAGGCGGTAAACACTTGTTGGGAGGTACACCACTTCGTAAAAACTATGCTGGTATTGGCTATATATATGACAGCACAAGGGATGCTTTTTATACACCACAGCCTTATCCAAGTTGGGTATTAAATGAAGATACTTGTATCTGGAATTGCCCTGTTGCGTATCCTAGTGATGCTAGTGAAGATAAAAGATACACTTGGGATGAAGACACAACAAATTGGGTTGAGATAGACTAATAACAAAGGGGGCAGTAATGCCAAGATACCACAACATTAACGGAGAAAACGTACAGTTCACAGCAGCAGAAGAAACTGCCCGTGATGCTGAAGAACAGACATGGGCTGATGCTGCAGACACACGTGCTGCTGTACAGGTCCGTGAAGAACGTGATGCACTACTGGCTGCTACAGACTGGATGGGCAACAGTGATGTAACCATGTCAGACGCATGGACTACTTATCGTACAGCACTACGCAATGTACCAGCACAGGGTGGATTCCCTAACAGTATTACGTGGCCTACCAAGCCTAGCTAAAGGATAGATTATGACTAAAGCAAGAGATACAGCTAACATTGTAGGCGGTGGGTTTTCTGGCACTATTGCTGGTGCCACAATGGAACCTACGGGTGACACTGCTGCAGGTGATAATGCTGCAATGGGCTTTACTGCTGCTGAAGGTCTGATCCTCACAGGGGACGGTAGTACAGGTGACGTTACAATTAAGAATAATGCGGATGCATTAGTAGCTCATGTACCCACAGGTACTACAGGAGTTAACTTTGCTGGAACACCAACTTTCCCTGATGGTAGCATTGCTATAGCAGACTTAGATATTGATGGTGGTACAGACATAGGTGCTGCTCTTGTAGATGCTGATCTAATGATCGTTGATGATGGGGCTGGTGGTACAAACCGCAAGGCTACCATGAGTAGGTTAGCTACTTATATGGGGGGTAAGATTACTGGTGGGAGCATGGTGTTTATTGCTTCTAGTGGTGCTATAAGTGATGATGCTACTGCAGACTTCATCCAATTTGATTCTTCTGCATATGACAGTTATGTGTTTCATTTTATAGATGTATTACCTGCTACTGATGATGTAGAAATGAGGGCATTAACAAGTTCTGATACGTCTAGCCATAGTTACGATACAGGTGCTGCTGATTATACAGTGGCACTTGCAGCCGCTACTACGGATGCATATGGTCAACTATATAAGGCTTATGGAATTGGTAGTGCGGCTAATGAAGGTTTTAACGGTAAAGTAAGTGTTTTAAACCCTCACACCAGTAACCACACAAAAATATCAGTAGACGGTGGTACTGCATTTTTGGCATCAGGGGCAGGGTTTAATGCGGGTGCTTATAACCACAATGGTTTTGTTAGAAAAGAAGCAGCACAAGTAAATGCAATTAGATTTTATTTTGAAAGTGGCAACATAGCAAGTGGCGAGATCGTAATGTACGGCATAGCTAACGGATCATAAGGAAAAACAATGGCAGGTTATATAGGCTCAGTACCCGTACCCCAAGCAACAGAAACTAGGGACGTTTACACAGCCACATCAAATCAAACTACATTTACTACAGGGGGTTACACTCCTAACTTTGTATCTGTGTATCTTAACGGGGTACACCTAGCAAGGGCTGACTACACTGCTACTAATGGGTCTGACGTAGTACTAGCTGTAGGTGCAGCAGCAGATGACACTGTAGAGATTGTATCGTTTAATACATTTGAAGTATCAGCACAGACATTCACAGGGGATGTTACTGCATCAGGTGGTACGTTCTTACCTACAGGTG